GTTTGCATTTCTGGCATTTCAGATATATCAAACTCTAAACAAGCATTTTCATAACCTTTAAACAACTGAATAAAGTAAGGATTTAGATAAGACGCTAACAAATCTAAATCAGGTTTAATATTATCAATCATAACTCTTTTACGTGCCTCGATTAATGTATCAACACCAAAACCACCTGAAGAACGTTCTTCATTTAATAAATCTACACTCCAATTTAAACAATTTGCCAAAGTGCGACGGTCATAACTTAAATAATCAAATGGTTTTAATTCATCGGTTGTTAATGATATTCTAGTAAATCCAAGTTTAGCACTTGCACCCGCTATATTAGATAGTTTTTCGCTGCTATTATTCATATCGACTAAACGGTCTTTTAACGATTGCCCTTGTTCAGCAGTTAAAGGAGTTTGTCCATCTCCAGCGTGAATAAAACCATAAACCCCGCTATTTTGCATTGTTTTTATATTTTGGTCTATTCCACTGTTTGAACTATTTATATTTCTAATAGCTGCCATTAATTCGCTATACCCATATAATTGTGAACCGTTATAATCAAAGAATGGATTTGAACGTTTAATATGAATTACACTATCAGCAGGAAACTTAACAAATTGATTGCCTTGTTGCATAATATAATAATCAACAGGACTTTCAGAACTTAAGACATTTGCATTAGATTTTAATACTATTTGCATCCAGTGCGCAGGAAGCATATACAACTGCAATGGTTTTCCCATTTCAGACATTGCTTTATATAAATATACATTACCACAAACCTTTAAATAAACTTTGTATAAAAATAGTATATCATTCCATGTTTGAGTTGGATTTGGAACTAATAACGGCATTGGCATTTCGCTATCTGTATCGTATGCTTTTGCTTTTAACTTCTTAATAGTTTGCTTTTGTTGTAAAGTTGTATCAATTGGAAAGCGTTTTATTTGCTTATATATTTCTTCATCTTCAATATTTTTTATGTAATAAGGCACTACAGTAGATTTGGAAGCCATTTGATTAACCATAGCATTAACATCAGGATTTGCACCATAACCCATATTTAATAATACTTCTAAACTTTGGTTATATGTGTTTGTTTGACCTCCTACTAATCTATAAATTGCCTCGTTAAATAAATTCTTATTAGGATTTGTAAGTATATCCCAAGCCATTGAAATTCTATTTTTCGCCATTATAATATATTTTGTTTCAAAGATATACTTTTTATTTATATTAATTCTAAATTAGAATGTAAAAAACTTACTCGACAATTCAAAGTACATCCTAAAAGCTAAAGCATCTGAATAATCTGGTGACCTACCTATAAATTCTTTTACCTTTTCTTTAGGTACTATTCTTAGTTTTCCATCATTATCAATCTTATCCCTTTTGACTTGTTCTAATTCTTTTATTATATCATCTTGCACCGTTCCATCTGAGCAATAAATATAAATACCATTGTTTTGTATTTTTTCAGATAATTTATAATAGCATTGTGTTTTAAGATTTTGATACTCTACGATTACATTCTCTTCTTTTAAAGCACGTGAATTATTTACAAATCCTTTGCATTTGAGAATATCAATTACACCACCTCCAACACCGTCTTCATCTGCAATAATATTGCTATTTGGTACTTTCCATTTTGTAGCTAATCCACGTATTGCCTCCGCTGTTTCAGTAACTGAACTTTTAGCCAAAGAGAATATCTCTACAACTCTAAATCCACTCCAAACACAAACTACCATTTTATCGCTACCGTAACGAGCTATATCTGCACTAATATACATTTCACCACCTTCAACAAATTCATTCGTAAAACAGTTATTTATTTTATCATAATCAATAAGTTTACTTGGGTCATTATCATATTCCCAATTACCATAGTATAACCTTTGTTTACTATTTTCATCAAGCGCCAACAAACTTTCTAAATATGATGAAGGTAGGTTAGGATTGTCAGTAGGTAACGATTGAATAAACTTTTTAGTATTGCCAATAGTTCCATTTGAGTTAGGAATATAAAACTTTGAATAAGTCCAATTCTTAGCAGGATTACAACTGCCTAATATCTTTGGAATAAGGTTATATTCATTTAGTTTATATCTTATCCTAGAAGTAACTATTTGCCATGCTTTATAGCTTATCTGATTACACTCATCTACAAAAGCTCCTGTTATTTCAAGCGACCCTAATGCGTCAAAGTTTGGGTCTGCTGGATAAGAGTATAAATCTTTTAAAAGTATTTCACTCCCATTTTTCCAATAAATAACACCGTTTTGACCGTTAAAAGTAAATTGATCTGTTATTTTTAACTGCGATGCTAAATCAAAGAAAGTGTTTAAAGTTGTTTCTTTTAATGTTTTTAGCTTTGCTCTACCCATCAACCATCTAGTACCGGGATAGTTTTGTGATTGTTCAATTAACCATAACACACCTAATGCTGATTTTCCTCCACCAGCAGCGCCTCCATAAAGTACCTCCTTAGTAGTATTATCTTTTAAATAATAAACAGCGTTTTCCTGTTTAGATATTAGTTTCATTTGGTTTTATTCCGTTTCCTAAAGATATAACATTTGTAGTAATTTCACCTGAATGTTCTGTTTGTATTTTGTCACCATATTTTTTAGGTTTCAATTTACTTAACTCCCATTTCTTAGCGTCAATTTTTAACCTTTGTAGTTGAACCCATCCAGTATCAATTTTGCCCGTTAAAGCATCTCTTTGAGGCTCTTCAAGATAATCTTGTTCAATACTTTCGAATTTTATTTCGGTTCTAACATCGGTTACATACGCGTATTGTTTTACTTTCACTTCATCATCTTGCAACCAATCAAAAAATGATTTAGAAGATAAATTAACTTCTTTTAAAGCATAACGCAAAGACTTACCACTTTCGATTAAATCAAAAATAGTTTTACAAATAGTTTCTTTATTTTCTTTTGAATATGCCATAATCACAAAAGTACAAAATTATTCAACACCCCCATTCAAAATAATTGATTTCTTTTTGAAGTTTAGAATAATCACCGCCTGAAACTATCAAACGGTGTAATTCTTTTTTCTTTTCATCGATGCTAATTTGCTGGTGACCGTTACATTTATCGTTATAGTTTTGAAACTTACAACTCTTTGGATCGTGTCGGCAGGTCTTGCAGGATTTTAGCATTTACTTATCAAATAATACCATAACCAAATCATCTTTGGTCTTATAAATTCGTATGCTACCCATATTAAAATGTATTTCATCTTACTTTTTGTTGTTATATAAACCCCATTTTTTAGGGTTTATCTTGTGGTTAAAGGTTATAAGTTTCATTGTAGTATTCTTGTCCTATTCTATTTTCATCTTCACAAGCTATGTCAAATGTTTGAATAATCTGTTGCTTTTCTAATTCAAAAAACTTATAATAATCATTTATAAACTTCCTACCCTCAAGAGTATTTGTATTGAATAAATTAGGATGTTCAATCTCTAACTGACTAAATAATTCTTGCATTGCTGTTTTCATTTCTCTAATTGTTTTATCGCCCATTGAGCGTAGTTAATAATCTTTTCAAAGTCTTGTTTATCTTGTCTTTTTTTTCTCCAGCAGTATTTATCAATATTGAACCTTGCACAAGCTAAACGTTCTTCAAGTGTCATATTCTTTTCTGCTCTTTCAAACGTGTCAATTCCGATTTGGTATTGTTCTGGCTTTTCTGATATTTTCATTTTACAAATTTATTAAATTATTGTATTACTATTACTTTAAGTTGTTGTTTATAATGGTTTTAAATTGGATAAATAACTCCTTTAGTATTGTGAATACAAAACGCTATTTTACCAAGTTTTATAAGTTCATCTATTCTATATTTTTGCATTGCTTTAATTGTATCATTACCCTCTTTGCATTCAATCCATGTATCTATTTCATTTTGTTTCATGCAAAGTAAATCAGGATAACCACTATCGGATAATTTAATAATATTTAAAACAGTCCAACCGTTTTTTTTATATTGATTTATTATTTTACTTTGAAATTTGCTCATTTTTGTATGTTTTTATAAGTGTTTCCATCTTTTAAAATTTATAATATCAG